TCGATACCGGCAACGTCCGGTACAAGGCCCGCGAACGTTATTCGTTCGGCTGGTCTGATCCCCTCGGCATGTGGGGTACTTCGGGCTCGACCTGATGAACAGGGGGTGGGGGAAGAGGGAAACCTCTTCCCCTTCTTCTTTGCGGATGATATACATACGCACCTAGGGACTAATGCCCGTACCGACTGACCTAGCAGACGTAGCAGAGACGGTATGGGCGCAGTGCTGCTACACGGAGATAATTCATGGCTACTACTACCTTCTCGGGTCCGGTCGTTTCGGAAAACGGCTTTTCCACTCCCGGTAACCTGACCGCTGACAGCACTACTGCCCCCGTTGCGGGCGGTGTTCAGGCCGTCCAGATGGGTTCGACCGCAGGGTTTGGTATCTACTTCGGTTCGGGCGCTCCGACGGTGTCGGCTGCTCAGGGCTCGCTTTACCTCCGCACGGATGGTAGCTCGACCTCGACTCGCGCGTATATTAATACGAACGGCTCGACCACGTGGACTGCCATCACGACCGCAGCCTAATAGCTCTATAGGAGGGCCTTCCTATGGCTATGCAAACTGACGTTGAGTCTACCCAGCCGCTCGCTGCGACGGGCGTGTTCAAGACGCAGGGTAACGCTGACTGCACCTTCCGGACCCGTATCAGGGGCGTTTACGCTCTGTGCGGCGCTTCGGCGGGCTCTGTGGTTATCACCGATGGTCAGGCTGGTGCTACCCTACTGACGCTCAACACCCCCACTGTGGCGAACGAAGGGGCTGTGTATATGATCCTGCCGGGTCAGGGTATCCTTGCTGAAAGTGGACTGTATGGTACGGTGACCAACACTAGCTCCATTACCATTTTCTACGGGTGACTTATGCAGAACGAGAAGGGTTATGATCTAGCTGGGCGCAGTGTGTTCATTGCGCTCCCAGCGTATGACTTCAAGGTTTCCTTGAAGCTGGCTATCTCGCTAGCCCGCTTTGCCCAACTCGCCCCGCAGCACGGGATCGACATCCAGATCGGCAGCATTTGCGGCTGTTCGGTTGTCTCCCGTGCTCGCAACCTGCTCGTGCAGGACATGCTGGAGTCCCAGTGCACGGACCTCATGTTCATCGACGCAGATATCAACTTCCAGCCGGAGGACATCCTTCGGCTCATGGCGTGGACCTCGGACCCCAAGAAGGGTATCGTTGCGGGTGTCCCGCGCACGCGTAGCGTGCCCAAGACCTATATCACCACTCTCGACTACGACGAGAACGGCGAGCTCACGATGAACGGTATGGGGCTTGTCCGAGCCAAGCGCGTAGCCACTGCGTTCATGATGGTGCGCAGGGACGTGTTCGTGACGCTCGACGAGAAGCATCCTGAGTGGCGGTACTACGACGAGCGCACCAAGCGCACCGTCCCGTGCATCTTCGACTTCATGAAGACCGACGAGGGCTACATCGGCGAGGACTACCTGTTCTGTGACCGGGCTCACGAGGAAGGCTACGAAGTCTGGATCGACCCCACCATCAAGCTCGGCCACATGGGCGTGCAGGAGTACGAGGGCAACTTCGGCCCCGACGTGCTCTACCCGATGATCGTTAACACCAAGAAGGAGGTTGCGTAATGCCCGACTACCGTATGCCCCCCGGCAGCCGCGACTCGTACGGTCCGCGTGATGATATGGGTTCGACGCGCCGTACGAATGACCCCCGCAATATGGGCGATGCCTTCGAACCTACCGGCGCTGCTAGTCGCATGGGGCCGACGTTCTCGGTTGGTGCGGTAGGTAACCGGTTCTCCAGCGCTGTCGATCCGGGCCGTACCCACGGTGTTGGCGTGGGCGTACGGGGTAAGACTCGCTTCAAGGAAGGCGGCAAGGTCAAGAAGATGGCCAAGGGCGGCTCCACTGCCTCCAAGCGCGGTGACGGCTGCTGCTCCAAGGGTAAGACCAAGGGGAAGTTCGTCTGATGGCCAAGACCCCCGCATGGCAGCGGAAGGAAGGCAAGAACCCTAAGGGTGGCCTGAACGCCAAGGGGCGTGCCTCTGCCAAGAAGCAGGGGATGAACCTGAAGGCTCCGCAGCCGGAGGGTGGCCCTCGCAAGAAGTCCTTCTGTGCCCGGATGTCGGGTATGAAGAAGAAACTCACCTCGAAGAAGACGGCTAACGACCCGAATTCGCGTATCAACAAATCACTGAGGGCTTGGAACTGCTGAGATGGAGATGATGGTATGGAACATTATCCTCAGTGCCGTTGTAGCGTTGATGGGGTTCTTCCTCAGAGGAAGGATGGATGAGTTGGAACGTCTAGGCATCCTGCTCAACAAGACTCGTGAAGAGATCGCGCGTGAGCATATCACACGTGCGGAGATGAATGCCGTCGTAGAGCGGCTGGGCGACCGGTTCGACCGGGCTATTGAACGCCTCGAAGCCAAGCTCGATACGAGCCATAGGGGATAAAGACATGAACAAGCGTCCTACCGAACCCGTTGCCAAGAAGCCCACTCCGGCTCCTGCTGACAAGCGCACTCCCAAGGAGGAAGCTGAGAAGAAGGCGATGGAGAAGAAGTACCCGTTCAACAAGTACGCCAAGGGCGGCTCTGTCGATGGCGTTGCTCGCAAGGGTAAGACCTCCACCAAGCGCGTCGTGATGGCCAAGGGCGGCAAGTGCTACGCCAAGGGCGGCTCTGTCGATGGTATCGCCCGCAAGGGTAAGACCAAGGGGAAGGTAGTCTAATGCGCGCTTCTCGTGGTATGGGCGATATGAAGGCGTCCAAGGTGCCGGGGAAAGCTATGGCCAAGGGTGGCAAGGCTAACTGGATCAAGGGCGCTATCAAGAAGCCGGGTGCGCTGCGCGCATCGCTCGGTGCCAAGAAGGGCGAGCCGATCCCTGCCGGGAAGCTCGCCAAAGCTGCCAAGGCTCCGGGTAAGCTGGGCCAGCGCGCTCGGTTCGCTCAAGTCCTCAAGGGCTTCAAGAAGGGTAAGTAGCATGGATACGAAGAAGTTCTGCGCTCTAGTCGCTCTGGCGCTTACTGTGGTAGCTTGCTCTGGGTCGAACGAGAACCCGCAGCCACAGCCGGAGCCGACTACCACTAACGGCGGCGACCGGTCGGTCGATGAATGCCCTCGTGCTGACGGCACTCCTTGCCGTTAGTCCACTCCGGCGAAGCCAAGGAACAAGCAAGTGACCACGACTGGCACCGCGACCTTCAACCTGAACCTCAATGAGATCATTGAGGAAGCGTTCGAGCGTTGCGGTGCTGAGGTTCGTAGCGGTTATGACCTGCGCACGGCGCGGCGTAGCCTGAACCTGCTGACCATCGAGTGGGCTAACAAGGGTATCAACCTATGGACCATCGAGCAGGGCTCGATCCCTATGGTTCAGGGGCAGATCACCTACGACCTTCCGGTAGACACCATCGACCTGCTGGAGCAGGTTATCCGCACGCAGACTGGCGTGCAGCAGACTGACATCAACATCAGCCGTATCAGTGCTGATACCTACCTCACGATCCCGAACAAGAACGCTCAGGGTCGTCCTATTCAGGTGTGGATCAACCGCCAGTCAGGCGCGACCGAACCGGGGCCTAGCGTAGTTAACCCGCAGATCAACGTCTGGCCTGCTCCGGACCAGAGCAACTACTACACGTTCTTCTACTACCGCCTGCGCCGCCTGCAGGACGCTGGCACGGGTCTCAGCACACAGGACATCCCGTTCCGCTTCCTCCCCGCGCTTGTCGCTGGTCTCGCTTACCACCTCTCGGTGAAGCTCCCGGACGCGTCGATGCGCACTCCGATGCTCAAGCAGATGTACGACGAGGCGTGGCAGGACGCCGCTGACGAGGATCGTGAGAAGGCCGCACTCCGGATCGCGCCGCGACCGGCTTACATCTAAGGAGGTACGGTGCCTAATCGGTTCGCCTCTGGTAAGAAGGCTATCGCCGAGTGCGATAGGTGTGGGCAGCGCTACAAGCTGAAGCAGCTCAAGCGGCTCGTCATCAAGACGAAGACCACCAACATCCTCGTGTGCCCCACATGCTGGGACCCGGATCAGCCACAGCTGCAGCTGGGTATGTACCCGGTCGATGACCCTCAGGCGCTGCGCAACCCCCGCCCGGACAACAGCTACTACCAGTCAGGGCTCAACGCCAACGGCAACCCTAGTGATGGCAGCCGGGTTATTCAGTGGGGGTGGAGTCCGGTTGGGTTCAGTAACCCTTTAGGTTTAACTGGGCTCCCAAATACGCTACTATGTATCGGACAGGTCGGTACAGTAACCGTGCAGGTATAGGAGTAAGACATGGCTAAGGGTGGTAAGACCAGCAAGCAGATGCTGAAGCTGGGCCGTAATCTGGCTAAGATCGCTAACCAGAAGTCGGGTAAGAAGCCGACTAAGGACATGGGGAAGGTCAATAAGAATGGCTAGTCATACTAAGGACATCGGCAAGTACGAGCAGCCCAAGAGCTACTCAGCTTCGACCGGCAACAACGGCTATCCGAACAAGGTCGCCAACACGCAAACCCTGCGTACCCGTGGTACTAAGCACACCACTCGGGGTAATAGCAGCAGCACGAAGATGGGCTGATGAACTACGCGACTCTGTTCGAGACCATCAAGGGGTACGTCGAGAACGACTTCCCCAACACCTCGTGGACCGGCTCTGACGGCTCCAGCACGGTGACGCTGACGTCTACCGAACAGATCAACACGTTTATCGAGCAGGCGGAGCAGCGTGTCTTCAATGCAGTCCAGCTGCTGGACCTGCGCAAGAACGTGACCGGCACCTGCACTGCGGGGAATAAGTACCTCACGGTGCCCACTGACTGGCTGGCTAACTTCTCGATGGCTGTGGTCGATGGGGACGGGAACTACGAGTATCTGCTGAATAAGGACGTCAGCTTTATCCGGCAGTCGTTCCCGAACCCGAACGACGAAGGGCTACCCTACTGCTACGCCTACTTCGACGAGAACTCGTACATCCTCGGACCAACTCCTGACGACGACTACACCGTCGAGCTTCACTACTTCTACTACCCACCGTCCATCGTG